ATGCTATGGATAGTTTAGCAGACTCGGGATATATAGTCAACGATGATGAGTATTGGTATGTTACCGGTGACGGTGAGCAGTATCTCAAACAAGTTTCTTTATGATGGGCCTGACACAGGATCGATTGGGTCAAGAGTAATGAAATGGACAGTCCGGCAATGTAGAAGCCGTTAGGGTTGGGGAGACTCGGCTGTAGACACAAAACCTTTTAAATGCAAACGCATCTAATGACGAGGTATTTGCCCTAGCGGCATGATACCCGAGGTAGTTATACCTTGTAACCAAAAATAGCAAATAGGGGCTTCGGTCCCTATTTTTATAGATAAATTCTGTTTTTATAATATACGCATAAATAACAATATCATGTTTCAATTTATCACAGACCTATCACACACACTATTGAGTTTTATCAAAGACGATCCTGTTCGTCCTGAAATATCTACTGACTTTAGAGTTAGTGATGGCAGAGTTGTAGCAGCACTAACTGACGAAGAACAACAACCAGAAGCAATGGTTTGTGTTAGCTTTCATGATTTCGTTCCCGAAGATGTTGAAGGGTTAAAGAAAACATCAACAGTTCCTACTACCGCAATATTCTACACTATCTGGAGTTACAAAAGCGGCAAAGGAAAAGAATTACTGTATCAAGCAGTAAAGGGAATTCAATCACAATATCCTAGCGTTACTAGATTTGTGACACTAAGCCCTAAGACTAACTTGGCCCGAAGATTCCATCTTAAGAATGGTGCTATCATTTTTAGAGAAAATATAGATACTACCAACTATGAGTATCTACTAGAATCTCCTAAAGAAACCCCTGAAAATCCGTTGTAAAAATACAACAGTCTAAAACTGCTTAAAAATTAAGCATTTCATATAGCAAAATCCTATTTTGCCACCAAATTCCAGGCTTGACGTTAAATGGCTTTGTGTATATAATACACTTATGAACTCAAAAATCGCCCGTAAACGTAGAACTGATCGTAATCAAGTATTGTATTTTATCCAAGATACAGCAACACTTGAATACTATATTGGTTTGACTGCGGTGTGTTTTGCAGGTAATGTGCGTAAGACATTGGTCCGTCGTATGCAAAAGCATATGCAACGTGCCGTTGCTGAACGCAAAGATTGGGGACTGTCTAGTGCATTGCGTGAACGTGGAGCCGAGCGTTTTGTATTCGGTGTGATTGAGATTGTGCGTGGTAAGCGTCCTGCTCATGCACGTGAGACACTATTGATTAATACATTGCACCCAGCATTGAACACATTTGGAGTTAAGTAATGATTCTAACAAGAAAACAGTTAATTCAACATGTGGTGGAATTGGCTAAAAAAGTCTGTGCCGAAGAAGGTGTTGACTATGAATCCTTTATAGCCGACATAGCACAGGCAATGGATAAACAATTTGGAGTAAGGTAATGAATATCACAATCACATATCTAGGTAAAGAGTATTCATATCCTTTGTTTACCGCTGATGAACTAGACGGTGACCGTGTTGTTCAATTGCATAATTATCAAATCAGTGAACAGGGATATGAGCAATGTTATAATGAAACTAAACGGTTTCATTTCTTGGTTACCAAAAAAGAACTTGCAAAATTTTATAAGGACTCAAAATGAGTGAACGAATTAAAGAACTTGCTAGACAGGCAGGACTAATTGCACCCTATGGTAGTGATCGTGAAGGGTTGAGTGATTTTGATTACAGAGAATTTGCCAACCTGATTGTGAAGGAATGCGCTCGTTTAGCAGATAACTCGCCGCAATATATAGATGGTCGTGAGATTTTAGAACATTTTGGAGTTGAATGATGTGGGTATTAATGATTATTACTGCAACTGGATTGCAGACAGCAGGTAACTATACTAACAAGGACTTGTGCGACCAAGCAGCCAGAGAGTGGCAAAGGCAAGAGATTAAAGCAGCATGTAGTCAATCAGAATCTCCAGAGGTTGCCATGCAAAAAATGACATCAATGATGAAATCCATGATGAAGTCAATGGACGAACGAAACAAATAAACACTATTTCAAAGTTAAAAATAATGGACTATAAATTTATTGGTTGGTACAAAGACGAAAAGACAAATGCCGACAAGGTGTGGGGTGCGATTGAATTAATTACACCAACCGCATCTTACCGTGATGATGGTAAGTATGTAACCTTTTGGGGGCGCCGTGGCAAAAAGCTACAAACTAAAATGGTTGAAGGTAGTCTCTGGGATGTACATAAATTTTTCCTTAAAAAGCTAGACAAAGGTTATACCAAAATTGAGCAAACTAAATTGGATGAAGTGTATCCAGAATTTGAAACTGATTTAGAAAAGACCACAATGTGGGCACTATTAAAATTATGAAAACTAAAGAACAAATTATCACCGACATGTGCTATACCTACAGACATGATTATGGGTTACGAAAAGACCCTATTGACGACCCATCTTGGACAGCGGGCATGACAGCAAAGGATGCCAAAATGCTTTACAAAACAATGGAACAGATATATAATAACAATATTGAACCTATCATTGAACACTATACAAAACTTGAAGGAAAAAATAATGCATCTAAGCAAAATTAACCAAGCACTCGGACACAAAATCACTAGCGGCAGTGAGTATCAATGGCACTGTTATGGCCCCGCAGCACGATTCTTAGACTATCAAAGTGAATATGCTCACGCTAGTGTAATATACAGTACCGAGACACAAGAAATTTTCCAAGCAGACGTTTGCAGTACTGGTGAAAATAAAAAGCCATATCGTTGGTTGAATCCAGACTACAAAGATGAATTATATATTGAGTCAGCAGAACGTAAAGTTGATCCTGACCAAGCATGGGATGACGTTAAGTGGATTGACTTGGAAACAGAAGAAGATTTCCTAGAAAAGGCAGAGGCTATTTTTAATGATGAAACGTTTGATACTCGTATCCAAGTACCCATTGATTTAGATAATGATACTATGTTGCAATTGGCAATGGAAGCACACAAGCGAGATATCACATTGAATCAAATGGTCGTGGAAATTTTGCAACAAGTAATCGCCGAACATGAATTTAATCGTACTTAATATACTCAATTACATCAAACATGACTATTCAACAAACCCTTTTCGTTTTATCATTGAAATTACGGCTTGGTTTCTTAGTATCGGCTGTGCGGTCACAATGGCGCTCACTGTACCAACTCCGCCTCTTATCATTCTGTACCCTATTTTTATTACTCAATGTGTTATGTTCGGTTGGTGTGCGTATAGCCGTAGATCTTTTGGCATGATTGCAAACTATGCATTGCTCGTAACTATTGATTGTGTTGGTCTTGCACGTATGTTAATTAATTAAGGAATATCATGGGAAAAAATAAAAATCAAACTAAAATTGAACCTAGCAATCTTGAACCAGGATGGATCAAGACTGGTGACAATTCTTGGATCGCTACATTACAAGAAGATGCAGAGACCGGTGATCTAATTCTTCCATTATCAGATGAAATAATGGAATCAAGTGGATTTAAAATTGGTGATATATTAAATTGGAAAAGTAACACAGACGGTTCAGTTAGCGTTACCAAGAAAGTATCCGAAGAGACAGAGTGGGTATTAGTTGAGTGTGTCAGTACATTCCGACAACGTTACATGGTTGAAGTGCCCAAAGGTAAAAGTGAATGGGCATTAGATACAGTAACAGTGGAAGAAGCCAAAGAATTTAGTCAAGAACATCTTGGTGAGCAGATTGTCTCGCACCGTGTTGTCTCTGAAGAGGAAGCATTGGCATTGTGTGACGAGGACAATGACTATACTAAAGCATGGAGTGACGAACATAAACTAGATGTATTTTTCACATCTTGGAAAGAACAAAATGGAAAGACTTGAAGCACTAGCAACACCTTACTATCCAACCAAAGATTGGGTAGAAAAGGATTGGGATAAGTTTACTACTTGGTTGAATAGTATGCTTAAAATTAATGAAAGTACTACTGTTACATTCACCAAGCAAGATGGAACTGAACGTGTAATGAATTGCACTCTGAAGCCTGAGTTACTACCTGAAGTTCAAGCGAAACCATTAGCTGAAGGTAAGCAACCTCGTAAAGAATCAACAACTAGTATTCGTGTATTTGATTTAGAAAAAAAAGAATGGCGAAGTTTCATAATCAAAAACATTACTAGGGTGGAATTTATTATTTAAAAATTTAAATCATCACATAGCATATACTATATACTATATGAAATTAACGTTAACACAAAGTAAAGAAATATTAGAAAACAAAAAACTTATTGATTTTCTAAAACCCGAGATTGATCCTTGGGATAGCACTCCCCTTAAAGGATACGTAACTATAAATAACAAAGTAAAAGGCAAATACGGTGAATTATTTATTGAAACATTAATGAATAGTTTAGGGCATAATGTTAATTCAGCAACAAACACAACCAGTGGACACGATAGAGTAATTAATAATATACGTACTGAAGTGAAATTTGGACTTGCACATAGAAACAGTAAGGATAAAAGTGTAACATTAACTGATGTTTTTTCATTCAATCATTTTTCAGTTAATAAAGATTGGGAACGTGCTATATTAGTGGGTATTAATATTGACTGCACTCCTTATGTTGTTTGGTTTGATAAAGCTGACTTTGTAAATGAAGTATCTAAATCTTATTCAGAACGTAAGTATTTCAAAAGGCAACAGTCAGGCGAGAACGGTGGGAATGACGATTGGATGTTTGTGGCAAGACCAAGATCTTGGAAAGCATTTCTTAATGAACCTTGGGTAAAAAGTATAAATCAATGGTAAAACTAGTTGATATTTTAAATAAACGTTTATCAACACGAAATCTATCAGATGTAGATTTTGATGCTGCTGTACCCGACTTGGCAATAGAGTTATCACAAACAAGCTATTATCCTCAATATACCATTGATGAATTAAATAAAGACTGGGCTAATCTTTGTAAATGGACTAGCACTGAAAATGATATTAATTCTACATCACGTATGGGGATGAAACTAAGTGAACACTTTTGTCCTAACTTTTATGATATTGAAAGTAGTACAGGTACTAGTTTTAAAAGTCTTTGGACACCAACAAACTTAGAAAAGATATTACGCTGGAATCGCAAATCACATAGCACCCCGTACCTTAGTGAATTGAAACGTGGAATTTACTTTTGCTGTGGCTTAACAAAGAACACAATGTATCGTCCACAACTGATGAAGCTAGCTTGTCTCAAGTACAAGCCTGAAATTGTTCTTGACCCGTGCGCCGGTTGGGGAGGACGTATGTTAGGTGCAGTAAGTTATGGGGCACAATATATTGCATTTGAACCCAACACAACTACATATAACAATCTAATGAATATGGCTAGTTTCTTGGGCATACAACATAAAGTTACATTAATTTGTGATGATGCTCGTAATATGAAAAAATATAATTTACCTAATGTAGATTTAGTATTGACAAGCCCTCCCTATTTTGATTTAGAAGTTTATACGCATGAACAAACTCAATCAATATCTAACACACCAACTTACCAAGATTGGGCCGATTCATTCTTACGTGAGATAATCAAATTGAGTATTGAACATTTAACTGACAATGGAACTAGTTGTTGGAATGTGGGTAAGGTAAAAAATCGTGATATGAATATCGATGTTTTAAAATATCATAATGAATTTGGATATGACAAGATTGACGTTTTAAATGTGATTAGTAGCAAAAGACAAAGCAATCAAACTATGACAATGAATTCCAAAAGTTCTGACACTACAGTGGTTTACAAAAAGTCTATTTGACAATAAATGGAGAATCTGCTATACTATGGGTTATGAAAAAGCAAATTCTCTCTTTCACAATTGAACAGCCCAAACACAGGGCTCACCGAGTGTTGTTTCAAACCAACACACCGTTCAAACCTAAGATTGTTACCTCTAAACTAGTGTACAATCGCAAACCCAAACATTCTAAATAGGAGTTTTGATATGAACGAAAATCTCGTAATCTTGGAAAAAATGCTACAGACCCATGATTGGACCCATGAGTATAGTGATGACCATAGACAGTATATCAAAGGTCGCAATGAACTGGACGCTATCAATAAGGAACAACGACGGTTGATTAGTGACGGTTTGGCTTCAGTCGATGAAATCATAGAATTAACAGATAAATATCGTCCTAAAAATACTTGACAACAAATGGTTTTGGGTCTATAATACAATCTTAGACAGTTAATTAAAGGGGTTTGTTATGACTGAAGTTTATGAACGTTTGACAGAGCAGGAAAAACGTGAAGTTCGTATGTATGGCGTTACTGTAGCAGGTATGCGTGAATCAGTAGAATCTAGCATCACTTTCAAGTTTTCTGGTCCTGCTATGGTTGCTGCTAGCATCATGTCAGACGCCCAGGAAATGATTAATCCTGAGTACGTTGATGTTGATTACATGAGGGCTGAGGATGCCCGTCAGGCCTTGAATCGTGCTAAGTGGATTTTGTTTGAATATTTGTTGCCCAAGGATTGACAATAAATGGCTTTGGGTCTATAATAGAGTCTTAATCAGTTAACTAAAGGAGTTTATATGACTGAAATTTCTGCAATCAATGGTGCTATTCTTGCTGGTAACTTTACGAATGAACAATTGAATAGCATTGGTGATGCAATTCGTTTTGCTCGTGCCCAAATCGCACAACAAAATAAATACACCCTCAAAGTCGGTACTAAAGTGAAATTCACTAATAGCCGTAGTGGTATGGTAGTGACTGGTGATGTACAAAAAATCAATCGCAAGTTTGTTATTGTTAAGACTGGCCCACTGAACACTTGGCGTGTCCCGGCTAATATGTTGTCTGCCGCTTAAGGAATAAATCATGGATAAAGTTTCTACTATCATTGGTACAGTTGTTCTAGGTATCGTTGGTCTATTGTTTCTCAGTTTCTTATTCAGTTGGCCCGTGTACATGCTATGGAATGGATGCTTAGTTGGCGCCATTGCAGGTGTTAGTGAAGTCACTTGGTTGCAGGCATGGGGTCTAATGATGCTGTCTGCTTTCTTATTTAAATCTACAGTGAGCACCTCAAAATGAGCAAAATGGCTGATTTGGATCTAAGCATCCGTGATATGTTGCACGAGGGCTACAACCCAGTTTCAATCTCTGTACGATTGGGAATCCCGTTGTCTTTTGTGTATGACGTTTTGGAATATGAAGAGGACCTAGAAGAATTGAATCCTTTTAATACTATAAACAGTTAAAATTATGACATACTATACAATTGGAAATATGCGTGATGACGGTGATGTGGAAGTTATCGCCACAATCAATATGGAAAATGCCAAATACCATAGTGATGAACTGGCTCTAACTTGTCAGAAATTCATGGATTCATTGGAAACTGCTGGATTGACTATCCTGAACCGTCAGGATATGCCGGATATCTTGGAAATCCATAGCTAAAAAAGGTTGACAATAAATGGTTTTGGGTCTATAATGTAGTCTTAGACAGTTAACAAACGGACTATATTATGAAAGCAAAAATCCTGATTACTTCCATTGAGAACATGAGATTGTTTCAAGGTAAGTTTCCAACAAAGCGTTGGGGTTTTTGCGAGATCGTCCGCAATGTCACTATTGAGTCCTGCCCGTTTGGCATCTATCAAGATGGCAACTATGGCTATGTCAAGATCGACGGCAAAAAATTCCGTGTGGTCAACGGGAACGGTGGCGAAAAATTGTTTGAAATCAGCCGATAAACGGTTGACAATAAATGGTTTTGGGTCTATAATAGAGTCTTAATCAGTTAATTACAGGAGTTAGTAAATGGCTTATATGTCTCAGGAAAACAAAGCAAAAATCGCCCCTAAAATCAAGGCAGTTCTTGCTAAGTATAAGGTCAAAGGTTCGTTGTCTGTACGCAATCACATGACCCTGTGCTTGACCCTGAAGTCGGGTTCCATCGACTTCATCGCAAACTCCAATAAGGTTTGCACTAATGATTTCTATCAAATGGCTCGTGGTTTCAATCCCAACACTTTCGGCTACGATCAGGTCAACCCCTATCATTTCCAAAATCATTATGACGGTGTAGCATTGGAATTTATGAAAGAAATTTTTGTTGCTATGAACGATGGTAACTGGGATAAAAGTGACATTCAATCCGACTACTTCAACGTGGGTTGGTACGTGGATGTGAACATCGGTAAGTGGGACAAGCCTTATACGGCTGAGGCTTAATATGAACATCAGTTCTAGGCAAATGGAATTTTTTGATTTTTTGTGTTCACTAGATCAAAAGCAATTGAAAAAATATTTTCTCATGCTTGGTCCAATCGAATCGGAATATATTCGCCAAATGGTATTGAAAATTGGTGAGCAAGTTACAACCGAATTGAGTTTGCAACTTGCTGAGATGTTGGATGAGGTTGAGGACCTTGATGATGCAAAAAGTGTCCTTGGTAGCTTTACTATTTCGGGTAAAGCAAAATGATTTTGGTAATATAAATGGTTGACAACAAGTCCATTCTGTGTTATCATTATGCTAGTGCTGAGTGATATCAGTACATTTTTAAACTTAGCTTTATTTAAAGGAAACAAAATGGCTAAACAAACTTTCAAAGTCGCTGGTATTACTACTCACAATGGTAACACTAAGGTTCGTTTTACTGATGACATGGTTCGCCGTATTAAACAGTTTACTAAAGGTGGTGCAAGTCGTATTGACTTGGTAGAATTGCCCAGTGAGATGACTAAGGTTGAGGCACTTAAACACATCGCTACACTTGAGATGTTTGCAAGTGCAGGTGATCAGGCAACTATCGCTGATACTCTTGCTGACAAAATGAAGGAAGCAACTAAAGGTACAGTAAAGGTTAAAGTCACAAAGACTAAGCCTAGCATGGATGCTATCAAAGCACGTGCTAAAAAAGAAGTTTCGGCAGAACAAATTCTTGCCGAAGTTGGCGTTACTACCAAGTAATAAAAAGGGGCTATATGCCCCTACTTTTAATCTATGAAAAAAACTATTATGAAACTCTCTGATAAACTTGCAAAATGTGGCGACAGCCTAACTGTCAATATGTATGACAATGGCTTTATGGTTGAAGTGTCCGGTCGTGACTCAAATGACGATTGGAAAAGTGCTAAAATCATGTGCCCTACTCTAGCTGATGTTAATGAAGTTATTGTAGATGCCGCAGCAATGCCACGTGAATAAAGATTAATATATGTCAATACTAAATGCATTCGCTAGGAAATTCAATCCTCGTAGAAACTTTGACCCAGCTGATGTCAATGATTTGCGTGAATTGAAATATTTCAAAGAACACAATACTTGGAAAGCAGGTTGCCCCTTTCATCTAGAGGATCCGTTCTTAGAGATTCCCGCAATGTGTATGTCAAAGTATACTGACCATATGTTAATGAAACTGAAAAACTAAAAAAGCCCCGAAAGGGGCTTTTTAATGGGTGCTATTTTTATTAACTTAAAATCTCAACCCACTTGTCAATCACATATTTCCAATCATATGACTGTGCGTGATGTTGTATTTCTAAACAACGTTGACGATATTTTTCTGGATTACTTTTATAGTAGCTCAGTAGCTCTACTGTTTGTTCTATAAACTCATGCTCTACTATTGGAACAAAACATGCACCCTTTTCCCCAACCCTACTATAGTGTCCAACTGGTGTACTGATAACTAATTTACCAGCAGCGCCTGCTTCTAATAAGGGTAAGCCTGCTCCTTCTTCTGTGCTAGCAATTAGCACAGCATCTACACTTTTATAAAAGCCAGCCATTGTGACAAAACTATGATGATATGATGCTGCTGCTTTTAATTCTAATCCTGCTCTTTGTGTAGCAATCTCTAACAACCAAGGACGCTTGATCTTTTGATGTACACCAACTTGACCTAGATTCATGCAGCCAACAGTACGCAATGAACCGTTTGGTTTACTATAGAAGTTGTTAGTGTTAATTCCAAGTTGTGTAACGAATGCAGGTCTAGTAATACCTAGCTCTAAACTTACATTACTTAACCATTCACTAACTGCCCCATACTTATGAAACTTATCAAAGTCACCTAAGCCATGCAACTGAATTAGTTCATCCATATCTAGTTTTGAATGACTGATTACTACGCATTGTTTTGGATCAACTATTTTATAGCTATAACCTAACAATCTCCAACCATGTGGACTAGTAACAAATAAATCAGTAGTATCAATCAACTCTTGCATTTCGTCTAGACTATAACTTTGATTCCAGGGTAGCAATTGACAATCAAATCCATATCCCCAAAGATACTTACATAACTCATAATGAATTGTTCCAAATGCCCAAGTTGGCTCCATGTAAAATACTATTTTTTTCATATTAAGTCGTAATTAATTATTTGCCTGGTGTCCTGATTTATAACTATTCCATCATAGTTCAAAAACTTCTTAAGTATATTTCTAAACTGAATAAACTCATCATTGGTTAATACTATAACATCAAACGCAAAGTATTCTTGTGTCATCAAGTAGTCATTAAAATCGCTTGCTAATACTTTCTTTTGAAACAGTGAAGGTAATGTATCTATATTGATAAATTCACTATCTTTACTTAGATTGGGAAGATAGAATAAATTTTTTATTTTTGGTAATTCAAATCTACCCCACCAATAGGCATACGTAGCCCAAAATTCACAATTGTTTCTGTAATCCAAATCAAACAAGTATGGGTCTACTATTTGTTTAACATAAGTTGAATTGAACCAATAGAAGTTTCCCTTAAAGTGCCAGTGCCATATAGAACCAACCAAGTCACAACCTTGTTCTAAATGATATAGACAGGTCTCGCTATTATCAACTACACCGTACATCATTAGTGTTGCCCAGCGTAACCCATTTTCAAATTCTAATGTATCTGTTTTACTAGAACCCTTGCAATGTAGATATAACCCGTAGAAGTCTGACTCGTTGCTATCTTGCCATAATTTTCGTATAGCAGGGAATTCGTAATGTGATGCAGAAAATCCGCTGTTAACGTATTCAATGTTTAACCCATCTAAGAAATCATACGGTGTCCAATCAACTGAATGAACTATGATTATCTTTTCATTATGTAGATTACTAGCTTTTAATTTACTGATGATATGAAACAGACTGGCTTTAGTATTCGGTAATTCATTACACGAAATATAAATCCGAATTGACTTCATTTCATTGTTTGAATACGCCATAGTAGGCTTTACCAAAACAACCTGATTCTCTTAAATTAACAGTGCCAGAACCGGGTAAGGCAATAATACTATCCAGCATTACTTTCGTTAATTCAAAAGGATGTCCGTCATGTGCCGGTATATCAATCCATTCAAATATTCTAAGTATAGGCGCTGCACGTTTAGCATTGTTAATAATTCGTTCTACACTTTCAACGTGTTGTAGACAATTATAAATCCAAACTTCATCCCAACCTTCTTCATCAACTTCTTCACCGGGCTGAACATTAACACTAATGTTATGTCCCTCATAGCGTAATTTAGTCCATTCAGGATAATCAATTGGATCGCAGACTTTACCTTCTGCTAGATTTTTGCACTTAAGTAGCATGGAACTTGGTCCACCACCTATGTCTAGTATTCTTTTGTTCTTGGCATCAAATGAATAGTGCAATTGAGGTATTTCCATGAATCTAGCATAGACAAAATGTTTTTGATCCTCATCAAAAGTATTAGCGCAATCGCCCCAATACTCTATTTCAAATTTGTGGTCGTCTTGATGGTCGCTCATGTTGGTAAGTCTTTCTTTAACCAATTCATATTTGTTCTATCTTCATGCATTTGATACCATCCTCCACCTTCATGCACATCTAATACCATTTGAAAGTATTCTTCATACATAGGTGCAACACGTTCTAGTGTGTAGTTCTCTGCGTATTTTCTGCAATTCTTTGGATCAATATTGTTGATGTTCTTTGCTGCCCACACAAACTGGTCAAACGTATGACAACGATAGCCAGTGTATCCGTGTGGGTTATTCTCTGTAAAGCTGCCCCAATCAGTTGTGATTGTAGGAGTACCACTCAACAGCAATTCAACTTGTACTCCACCAAATGGCTCAATATACATACTTGGAACAAATGCAGCTTTAGCATTACTCATTAGTTCTTTGCGTTTAGCTACGTCAGCATATCCCACAAACTCTACATGAGGAGGAAATTCTAAGTTTTCTGGATTCTGTCCTGCAATGATTAGTTTAGCACCAATAGCTTCTGTTGCTTGTATTGCCACTTGAATTCCTTTGCCATTGTATACACGACCTAAGAACAAGAAATAATCTTGCTTTTGTTCTTTGAATTCAAAGTCATCTGGGTCAAAGTAGTTTGGAATGACAGCATCATACCAATCTTGTTTACAAGTACCAACTGCATCTAGTCCATAGTAAGCATGATAGATAGCATAACTTTCAAATATCTTCCAGCGTGCCCAATGACCACCTGCATACCCGATTCCTGGTTCAACGGTAATCATATCTGGATGTGCATCACAGATTGGTCTGACCCCCGATCCCCAGAAGGGTAATATGAAGTCATTCTTTTGTTTGCGTTTGCCAACTTCTCTAATAGCATTCTTATAGAATGTTTGATAAGCATGGTCATCTGTACTGAACTTAAAGAAGTTCTTACGCCAATCATAATCACCGTAAGCAATTTTCCAATCTTCATTAGTAATTACAGTTACATGTTCATCGCAAACTAAATCGCTATCTTCATGTCCATAATGAATGATTGTGTGCCCACGGGCTTTCATCATCTTGCCAAATTTGACAACCTTCTGCGTGTATGCACACGCATTGTATTCTTTACTTGTTACCGTGTGCGGTAAACCTAAAATATGGAATCTAAATTTGTTATTCATTTAGATATTTACACTAGGTTTTGTGTTACCGAAAAAAAGTTAAGGATTATTTATGGATTTTATTACCCAAAAATCACTACTCATATTTGTATTTTGAATAACTTGAAAGGGCATATAGAAATAACCTCCGTCGCCCCAACGTGTCCCCCAACTGTTTCTAGCTATAAATGTGTTGTCGTTTTTGTTGTATCCAACTAGTAATACAGCATGTCCGCCCAATAATTTTTCAGTTCTAGTATTAGGATAAGACATAATACCTGTTCTTGTTACTGCTGAACTTTGAAAACTTGAATATACATTAAATCCAATAGTAACTGGATATCCACTAGTGATAGCATCTATTACTGCGTCAAAATCTCCTGCTCGTTGATACGATGTAACTTTTCTTTTTGCTGCGTCATCTATTGCATTTTTTGGTGGCACTGTTTTGAATCTGCTTATATTATATGGCCATAAGTTTTCTGTTGGCGCTCCGTATGTATAACATGCTTTGATACCGTCACGTATATAAGCACCACTGTCATAATTTACAGTTCCTATAAACATACGTTCGTAGTAATAGATGAAAAGGCGACTTATGTCTATCATCCTGTTCTGTCGTTTGTTCAATAACTCTATTGCACCTGCAATGGCATTTCCAGTACAACTTCCTAAATTACCTTGATCCTCAATTGATGAACAATATTGTCTTAAGTCTACAATGTTAGATTGTGTAGCACCGGTTAACTGATACGGATGATCTCTAGTATCTACTTTATCCTTTACCCAATGATATTTGGGTATACTAAACGATAAGTCTTTTATTATTTTTTGTTCATATGGTCTATGATGTAGTCCAGGATCCTGTTCTATATCTATTATTGTACTTGGATCTCGTTTCATATGTCTTTCCTTAAATCAAACAGAATAATCTCTGATTCGTTTGGATTGGTTATTGTGATAATTGATTCATCATCATAACTTAATCCGTCGCCTTCAATCAAATCTATATCATTTACTCGTACTGTTCCTGTTACAACATACAAATAATACTTTCGCAAAGTGTCCAACTTGTATGTAAAATCTGTTGTAAATATCCCTGCTAGTAGTTTAGTATCTTGTTTGATTGGTAGCTTTTCTGTTATGTCACAGAATGTATTTAGTTTATCTTCACGGGTAAACTGATGCCAATCGTGTGTGGGTTCTGTATCTGTCTCGTTTGGTCTTATCCAAAGTTGTAGATAACGATTTGGGGTGTCTGCTGTGTTACCTTCAGTATGACTTATACCTCTACCACTACTCATACGCTGTACACCACCAGCTGGTACTTCAACATCATTGCCTAAACTGTCTACATGATGACTACTACCTTCAACTACATAGCCAAAGATTTCCATGTTCTTATGTTCATGCCATGGAACTTGCCATGCATATTGAACACGGTCATCGTTGATTGTTTGAAGGTCGCTATAGTTCATATAGCGAGGGTCAAAGTAAGAAGGGAAACTAAACGTTCTGTAACTGTTTATAAAAGGTGCACGAGGATTGCCTCTTGTATTAGTAGGACGATGTATAATCATTTAGTAGGTAATTTATTTTTGAAAATCCCAGAAGCCAGGCTCATGTGGCTGTAATTGACACACCTTGACCAAATGTCACACCACCTTTACCAGTGAATGAATAAAATGCACCTGAAGTAAATGTACCACTTACTAATGTGATAGTAAAATCTGTAATACCGTCACCTACTGCTGATACGTATGTACCTGTTTGGTCGCACATCCATCCTGGTTTTATATTACTAAAATTAGTGCCACCTGGATTAGGTCTCCATGCATACGGGAAGAAGCCTATAGCACCATCACCCCCCGCTACATTTTGTTGACCCCAAGTTGTTAGCATCGGGGATGTTATTGTTATTCCACTCATATTTTATCCTTGTTAGTTTTTAACACCAGTCGTTGCCGTTAACGATATTTGGTGTAATTATTGTAAATGTAGCAGGTAAGTTCCAAGTTCCTGCCAATGTATAAATTGGACCGTTGAAGTAATTAGTTCCAGAAGTTTGCCAGATGGGATTACTAGTATCAACCACGCCCATATCCAAATATGTGTTAGTGTCGCCGGTGTCATAAAAACGCATAATAACTACACCAGATGCAAATGTGCTACCGGCTCCCCAGGTGACATTGAACATATAAGCATTAGAGTTGACATTCAATCCATTACTAGCCCAAAATGCACGAATCTCAGCAAGTTTGGTAGGACTACCGCCGTTGTTTAAACTTAATAAAGGAGTCCAAACTGCTTCTCCCGGCCCACTTTGTCCAGTAGTAGTAAATCCTGTATTACCGTTAGGAGATATGTAGGTTCCACCATAAGAATAATTAAAGTCTAGTGAACTTAGTGAGAATGAACTTGTTGGTGTCGCACCCAATCCAACACCGGCACCTAAACTAATGCCTGCTCCTAATTGTATTCCATATGGTAAACTCATAATATTCCTTAATTTATATTACCTATTCTATTAACCTTGCCAAGCACCACCGGCAACTCTGTACCACATCTTGTTGTTTACAGTGTCTACGGCCACATCAATGATTTGACCGTTGGTTTGAAATACCGCATAGCCAGAAGCTATTACGTTGTCGTTGGTCCACTCACTGCCATCATCGTATATGGCAAGGGCCTGGTTGTCAATTCCTAAAAATTTGCCAAAGCCTGTATAGTCCGTGGTGCTACTGCCCACACCAACTCCGTCATTGCCCCCACCCGACCATGTGGTGTGAGTCACGCTGAACATGCGTTTGGTGCTGGGTGCAATCGCATATGAGCCCAAGACAGCATTGTCGGCGGTTAGTTTGGCTTGAGCAGTATCATCAGGATTGTATGTCTGGCTCACAGATACATAATCTACATCATAACTTGACCAGAACCAGTTGTTTAAAAAAGTAAATCCGGCAGGTGTACCATAGGTACTGGCTGGGTTGATTATAAACTCGGTATTATAAGTTCCGTTGCATACACTGACAGCAGGGTACAGAGTTTGTGGCAACCCAGCAATTACTGCTAGACTGATACCACCTGTGTTTGTGGCCGGGTCTGCTGGTGGACTACTGCCTGCACCTATAGTTACACCTTGCTCTATACGAACATCACCTGTTATTGTTATTCCACTCATTTTTTATCCTTAAATAATTTTAATAACCAAATCTTGTCTTATAAGTAGTCCATTGACTCTGTATCTCTGACAAGGTTAATACATTGTCCCATACTTTAACTAAACCCACATCAGCAGTAGGAACCTCTGAACTAGTAGTAGAATTAACATATCTACCAAACAATCTTAGGCCGTTGAACCCACCGTTGGATGCGTTGGTATCATAAGTTGTTGTTGGAACAGTTGAGTTAGCAACATAGCTTTGTGAAAACGGGGCTCCGGCATTGCCGTTATAGGTTGCCCATATAAATTGCCAATTGTTGTCTGCTGGTGTAGGACTTCCTACAAAGGCATTGTTATAAAAAACATTTTGTACATAACTACTACCGTTAAACCATAAGCCTGCTAACCAGTCTGGACTGGCGGAGTTGGCGTTTAATAATCTACCTGGTGTACCGGGTTGCGATCTGTAGACCATCATTACTGTGTAAGGGTCTGTTGTTGCTGAATAGTCTGGACCAACTGCTAAGAAGTCTGTGTCGGCCGGTGTAGTTTTGCGGAATATTCCACCGTCAGCAGGGTCCCATGACATACTGCCTCCGGGGTTGAGTGTTGTTATAGTGTAATTTCCTGCTCCAGCTACTGTAGTTCCATCAATCGGCATGGCACTATAGTTAGCTGCGTCAAGGTTAAGAACCAATATTGGTGGGATAACACTCAAACCAACACCAGCACCTACAGTAATGCCTGACCCTAATTGTATTTTAAAAGCTACCATGATTTTCTTTCTTTGTTTAGCACCAACCGTTTTTATCAGTTAGTGGTGAGTATATAGTAAATGTTGCCGGGAACAAAAATGTTCCTACTAGACTAGTTCCACTATTACTATTGTCTGTTTGATAAGTTGTATCTGTCGGATCAATGGTTTG